GTTTGCTGCATGCGCGGGGCAGCCTGCCGCACCACGTCGCCGGCGACGCTCGCGCCGATCTGCGCGTCCATCTGCTTGGTGATGTGCGAACGCACCGCGAGGATGTCGTCGGCCTCCATCTGTTGGCTGTACTTCTTCAGGTAGGCGTCGGCATAGGCCGGATCGTTCTGCTCAAGGGCGGCCAGCAGGGCGGTCTTGTGTCCGGTGCTGGAGAGCTTGCGGGCCTGCGCCTCCTGCCACTCGGCCGACTTACCCAGCAGTTGGGCCTGCCGGTAAGTTTCGGCCTTGATGCGGGTGATGGCCTTATCGACGGCTTCCGGGTCGCGCCAGTTCAAGCTGATGTCCTGGATGGCGGTGGACATCACTCCTTCGGACACCGACAGGCCGTAAGCCTTGAACTCGTTCGCCTCGTGCTGCACAACCTGCCCGGTGAATGCCGTCTTGACGCCGCCCACGTGCTTGGCGAAAAGCTGCTTCTGCTCTTCGTTGCCGAGTGTGCCGGCGATGTCGTCCAGATGCTTTTGCAACGCGTCGCCGTACTCTTGAGTCAGCGGCTTGCCGTCCGGCCTCTCAAGCGCGTTGATGCCGCGCAGGTTCGTGAAGCCGGCGTCCTTATCGTAGGTGAGCCTGAGCGACGCCTCCTTGGCCCTGTTCAGCGCATCGGTGACGCGCAGCTCATTGGCCTGCTGCTGCATGTCGGTGGCGATGTTCGCCGCCACTTGGCCGGCCTGCTGCATGCCCTGGCCGAACTGGCGCATCTGGGCGCCGGCTACATCGGGCATGTTTGGCGCGTCAAAGCGTGCCTGCGGGAGCGTGTTCGGGCCGACGCTCGGCCCATCCTGGCGCGGTACGATTGGCATTTACCAGCCCTTCCCGAAGAAGCTGGATGACGAACTGGCCGGCTCTGGCATGTTCAGATCAACGGTCGGCTTTGTCGCGAGCGCGCCGATCTTGTTCATCGAGTACCACGACCCGGCCACCTTCCCACCTTCGGATAGCAGTGTGCTGAACGCCTGCATGCCAGGGCTGATCGAGTCGGCCGTCGCGCGCTTCATGAGCGCATCGTTCTGCAGGTTTGTGGCCTGCATTCGATAGCCCCACGCGGAGCGAATTGCGTTGGCCTCAGCCGTGTTGCGATCAATCTCCTTCATCATGTCGGTGCCGGTCTGCACCTCGGCGGCGCTGCCTTCGCCCATGTCTACGCCGTTGGCGGCCAAGGCGACGCGCTGGCGCCCCTTGAGCTGTCCGGCCTGCAGCCCGATGGAGTTGGTCTGGGCGCGGCCCTGCGACAGGACGGACTGCGCGCCGATCTCTGCGATCCGTGCGTTGATGTCGGCGATGTCGGCCTGCCCGTTGAGCAAGCTCTTCTGGCTCTTGGCGCTGGAGTAGGCGCCAATGACGCTGGACACAGCGCCGACTCCTTGCATCGCGATGGCGGCAGTGGCAAATGACATGGGGCACCCCCGGAATGTTTCCCTGCAGAGTGCCCCACATGAGCCACGCCACGCGCACCCGCTACCCGCCCACGGCGACCTCAAGCGTAAGGCTGACCAGCGTCAGCGGGAGCGGATCGACCTGCCGGACGTAGATCTGCCCGGACATTCCCCATGCTGGCGACAGCGTGACGGCAACCTCGTCCGACTTGAGCGCCGGGGGCGAACCGTATGGCTCGGTCGTGCGCTGCTTGGCCTCCACCAGCTTGTCGGTATCCGGCCCCACGAAAATACCGGACGACCGGAACACCCGCAGCCATGCGCGGTTCACGTTCTTCGGCTTGCCCTGCCCGTATCCGCCATCCGTTGCGAGCGCCGGCGGCATGGTTTCGAGGTCGGAAACATAGGGCAGGCCCACGTGAACAATGCTCGCAGCCTGATCCAGCGTGATGGCGCCGGATGTGACAACCCGCTGCGGATGCACGGCGCCGTCGGCCAGAATGGAAACTGTTTTTCCTTCCAGGTGCCCGAGGCCGCTGATCGTCGCCGCCGGCGCGCCGCGATAAGACAGACCGGCATCTACGAAGAAGGCGTCCGACTGGCTGGTGAACTGCCGTGACTGCAGCCGCTCCACGTAGCGCACCGTAGCCCCATTCACCGTGCGCCGGATGACTGCATAAAGCACATCCTCGCGCCCCTCTGCGACGACGGTAACAGACTCGAAGCTACCGTCGGTGACGTGCTGGTGCCACGCGCCGACCTGCTGCTCGGGAACGTAGGTGATGCCCAGGAGCACGCCGTCGCTGCGCACCGCCCACACAATCGGGTACGGCGCCTTCGAATAGGCCATGTCGGCGATGTTGAAGGTGTCGAACAGGTGCGAGGCGCGCAGGGACATGTCGCCGGTGATAAAGCCGTTGGCCTGCCAGCTGTAAGCCATCTCCCGCAGGTGCCCGCCGCGGGCAGCTTCATAGACCATCGTGTTGTTGATGATGACCGGCTGCACGTTGCTGGCGCCAACATAGCTCTGCGGCTTGACGCTGAACGTGCTGGGCGTGAGCGCGTCGGAATTGATGGACGACACCCGCCACTCGGCGGCGCTGGTAAGCATGACCAGATTCGAGAGCGGCACCAGGTGCCGGATCGTGTTGGCCTCGCGGGCAGCCACGCGGAACGCGATCCTGTCATCGTCACGGGTCGGTAGCGAGTAGCTCATTGCTGACTCAGTGCCGCTCTTCGTCATCCAGATGTTCTGCGGTTTGTTGCCGGTTCCCGCAAAGCATCGACGCTGCTCGAAGTAGCTTACAGCCGCCGGGTAGTTGCCCGGTGCGTCGAACGGCGCATCGTAGGTCGGCGGCACCTTGGACGTGTCGGGAGCGATATTGTCATCCACCAGAGACAGGCCAGTGGTTTGGCCGATGTAGCCGTATACGCCTCCGGAGAGCATGTATACCGAGTACCGCGACGCCCCAGTAACGGCCGACCATGCGATGGTGTTTTTGCGCCCGGTGGTGAAGAGGTTGTTCGTGCAAGTGGCAACGACCGACGCCTGGCTCTCGGTCACGCCATCGGAGGCCGTAGCCGTCACGACATAGTTATAAGTGATCGTGGTGTCGGTGTCCGACGGCGTGGCAGTCGGGCTTGCCGGCGCGGCGATACTAGGTGCAAAGCTGATTGACGAAAGCGCCCAGCTCGTCGCCCCAAGCCGTCGCAGCTCGGCCGGCGGGTAGTTCGGGTGCACCAGGGTCAGCACGTCGGCCGACTGGACGAAATGAATATCGAACAGATCCGCTTCGGCATAGGTGTTCACCACTTCGTAGGGCACGCCCCCCGAGAGCAGCGTCGCGCCCGCGGTATGGAATCTGAAGTACCCGGCGCCCAGCTCGATCACCATCGTCTGACTGGTGTTGAACGTGAATGGGATCAGGCGCACGCGCTTGCTCGAATCCTTGACCGCACGCACGAACTGAAACCCCGGACGGTTGGCGGCCGGGCCGTGCGGCAAGATGATGAAGTTCAGCGCCTTCGCCAAGGCGCCGCCGTACTTCGCATCGGAGAAGCGCCCATAAAACTCGGTCGTCACCTCGCCGGCACCGAACGACTGCTGGAATGTGCGGACGGTAGCCATGTCAACGCACCTCCAGCCACGGCGGGGTATGCGTCGGCCGTGCGCGCCGCTGGTTGGCGTCCGACTCCTTGGCTTGCGCCAGATATGCTTGAGCCATCTTTGCGCAGCGCTGAGACTCGGCGGCGCCGGTTTCGCCTTTCAGGATCGGCCCGGCCAGCATCGACGCCAGGTGCCACGACAGTGCCGTGACGAACAGCGGGCTGAAACGGGTTGTGTCGGACACCAAGGCGGTGTAACGCAGCGCCGCATCTGGTTGGTCGGTGTAGATCACGGCGGCGCCGTTTTCATCCACTTCGCAGGCAAATTCCTGCGGCTGGTAGTCGTCGGTCACGCCATCCGGCAGAACGGCCAGGATGTTCAGCGCGTCGGCTGGCTGCGCGTAGGCGTATTCCCACTCAGGCCATCCCGACGAGATCAATGCAAGGCGGATGCGCCTGGACGCAAACCCCCACGGATGCAGCTCGAGCAGTGCATCACGGGCGATCGGGTAAAAGCGGGCGCAGTGCTCCGCTTGCGCGCTACCTTCGGGAGGATCGATGCTCGCCACCGTGGCATCATCGCCGAGGTGAGCAAGCGCCAGATTGCAGATATCGACTTCGGAAGACATGGCGGAACCTCAAGAAAAACGGGGCGCATCTTGACGAGGCGCCCCGCGAAACTGCCCGAGAGCAGGGGAGAAGGGTCAGGTCAGGTCAGGTCAGGCCTTCCGCGTCAGTCGGATCGACCCGCTTGCCGCCGCCGGCGGCCTTCGGGGGTTCGACCGGCACAAACCACGATGCCTTTTCGCCATCCGCAACCTCGAACTTGTCATCCGTGTTGCGGTAGCTGCCGTAAAAGCCGGGGGCAGTAGCGATAACTTGCATGCTTCTGCCCTCCTATCAGGCAACAGTGAAGCCGGACGGACGCGCGATGTTGCGCTGAACGTCGAAGGACACGTAGGCCGTGAACTTGCCGGCCGTCAGCGCGGCAGTGGCGACGCGATAGACGACGCGGAAGTAACGGCGCAGACCCAGCGGCGGGCAGGCCTGCAGCAGCGCCACGCCCTGCACGACGCTGGCGACCGGAACAACCGGGCCAACGAGCGCATCCGCGAAGGTGGAGCCGTCGGCAGAATCCTGCAGCACCGCCTGCACGGTGGCCGATCCGCTGGAAGTGGCAGTCGTATCCACGACGATATTGATCCACAGCCCGTCGTTCAGGCCGATGTCGGAACTGTTGGCGCTGCCGGTGTCGTAGATGTTGGTGGATGCAGTGTCACCGGTGGAGGTGACAGCCTGCGCGATAGAAAGCTTGGTGTTGGCGTCGAGCATGCCCATGTTGGCTGTCTCCTGGTTAGACCACGCGGGCCTCGGTGGAAAGGATCTGGTCGGCGGTCAGCACCGGAACGCCGAGAAAACGAAGCTGGCC